CCTGTTATACCAAGCTTACTCATTTCAGTAAATGCAATCTTAAGCTTAGCTTGTAGATCACCAGACGTATCTGCTTCGATCTCAGCATGGTTTTTATAAACCATAGGATTCTTATTAAAGATACCTTTTTTAGCAACAAAGAATTGCCCGTCACTTGGATCAATACCAGCGAATACTGCTGGTGCGCCATCCCACTTAACTGTAACGTCTACGGCCTTTGTAGAACTGCCAGCAAGCATATCACGGAGGGAGCGAAGAGCTAGAATAGCATCGCGAGCTCCTTTAACACCACCATAAATCACCTGGTCTTCTAGGTGGGTCATATGGGTATTTTTTTGTTCGGTTATATAAGTTCCGAATGATATCATTATTGGTATACCTTTATAAATGCTGATGAATCTTCTGATTTAGATGCTGCATAGTTAACAATAGAGTTAACAAAGTTATTTGCTTTTGTTCCTTTATTTTTAATAAGAGCATAGCAAACCTCCACCGCTCCGAGCTTAGCAGATACCCAGCCGGCATCTTTTTGTTCTATTTGCTCAAGGAAGTAATCATAGGTAAGAGATTCGTCACAGGCCTTTGCTTTAATAAAGAACCTTTGTGTTTCTCTCTTATCTCCTTTTGCTATTTTTGTTGCAGCTTTTTTAATTACCGGATGAAGAGGTATATTTGCACCCATATAACGACGAGCTGCTTCTACAACAACACCCCATCCTGCTCCACCGCCTCTAGCTGTCTTACCCTTAATTTCTATCTTATTTGTTCCTAGATAGCTATTTGGTCTAATGTCCATTATACCTTCATCGTAAGTAATTGTACCAGCTTTGTTAGAAAAGAAGTTTCCCCGAGTAGATGATTTTACTGCAACTGATACTAGTTTATGAGGTGTTAATGATGATGAGATATTATATTCTTTAATCTTAGCCTCTTTTGTAACCTTCTTAAGAGATATACCAACAAGCTTACGATCGAGAAATAAACTGAGTATTGAATTATTGAGTGCTGCTACTGAACTATCATCCAGGCTATCTTTTATATAGGTCGGAGACTCAACTGCCCAGATATCGCCTGGATTCCATTTATCGTCTGATAATACCTTAAGCTCTGAATTCTTAAACGCTCTTGTTTTTGTAGCATATATCGCTATCATTGCGGGAGATCCGCGATGAAATCTATGATTAGAGTTGACGTATCCTTCCTTGATTATCTTTTTAGCAGACTCGTATGCCGAGTATTGCCAAGATGAGTCTATATCCATCATTTCTTTAAATGTTGTTTTACCTACATCTACACGACTCATTACACCCTTTAGAATATCAGGTGTATAGTATTCAATATTCTGTATTCCATGTTTAAGCATTGCTGCTAACCAGAGGCATTGAGCTGATTCTGTAACTGCAGTGTTTTCTGTACCGCCTCCTGCTCCGCCACCACCGCCAAATAATGCTGTCTTAGCTAGCTGAGAAGAAGTAATCTCTTCTCCGGCCTTAGTAATAAGGGTAATAGGCTTTTGATCGTCAGCAAACTTTGCTATACGCTCTAGATTGTCGTGGGTATTTGCAATCTCAACTGTTTTTAAGTCAGTTGTAACGAGAGGCGTACCAGAAATGGTAGCTTTACGAAGAATCTCAATCCTGGATTCTCCCGTTTTACCATTAGGCTTCTTAAGCTCTGCGGGTCTTAAAGCAACTGGTGCTTCACTTATGACCTCTGGCTGTTCAGAAAGAAACTTAGTAAATTTTTTCATAGTGGTCTCAATCTCTTATTGATAGTACTATTTATGTGTTTTTAGGTACTCATCCTTGAGCTTTTCTTGTAATCGATAAGCTTCTTTTTCATAAGGTCTCTTCATATAAGCCCAATTGGTAACATCTCTATTTTTATAGATGGTCCTATATTCTATCTTATGTGGGTTGTAAATATTACGGAGATCGCCAAGTACATATTGCTTAACATGAACAAGCTCGTGGGCTACAAGGGTAATAAGGGTCTCGTAGTCATATCCCTTTTGCATACGAATAGTAAAACACCGGGGTCTGCTACCTCTTGATACGGGAAAGAATTCATTTTCTTCTTTATCGTTATCCTCCCATATAGTATCACCCTGGATATGCTCATCTTTTTCCAATGAAGGCATCATCTTAAAGGTAACTTGAACCTTATGTCGGGGAAAGTACTTTTCAGAAACAAGAATAGCCAGATCATCAATAATCTTGCGTTCTCTCTTATTTGTTTTACCTTCGTAATTTGTAATAATCATATAAATCCAGAGACCAAGTAATGAATTCCAGCTCCTATAACAATTCCACTGAGTAAAACTAATCCCATTATAGCTTTTGCTTCATCATGCTCTTCTTCAGTCATTCTATACCCTATAAATGTAAATATCAGCGTGAGTGGCAGAAGCTATTCCACCATTAAGATTACCAAATTGATCGTATCCGCTTTTACCACGAAGGGCTACACGAACACGAGACTTAACGTCAGAAGAAGCATTTGCAAGGGAAACAGTTTTGCGAATAATCTCTAAAGCTTCAATATCACGTCCAGATTGAAAGTCAAGCGTTGTAATATATGATTCTGATGTTCTCTTCATTAGAATTTCTCCAATTCGTTAGTGATTAAGTTTCGAAGCTCCAGTACAACGTAAGGCACATTATGGCTCAATGTAACTGACCCTGCCCATTCGCATGCATCGTTCCATGTCATAAAGCCAGCATTCTCTTTGGTCATGCCTCCTTTACCTAGGTGATATTTAACCATCTCAACCTGACAGGGATACTTGGTATAGTTCATAGCTTTGCTCCTTTTCCTAATTTATGTGAGTATTATATCAACATTTAAGGCCTTTGAGAACCCCCTCCCCCCGAAAATAAAAACTCTATACAGAACAATGGCTTATGAAAACTAATCCCATAAGCCATTGTTTTTATTAAAGAAAAAAGATCGTAACAGATCGCAACTAGATAGTAATAAGCTGCTCCTTAAGTATTTCCCTATTCCTAAGATGCTCTTCTTCAATATCATCTTTGCTTTGCCCGTGATATGGTACACCCATATGCTTTTCAATCATAAGCTTTGTAAGATCCACGTAGCGGTCCTTCTCTGCATCATATACTGAGAAGTCTCCAAGAACCCTACCGAACTTGCCACGGTCGTCTTTGAAGGTCTTAAGGGTGGTATATTGCCCTACTACAAGGAACTTTTTAACAAAGTCCTTAGCAAGATTACCATATACTTTTTCTACAGGATCTGATGTTCTTGACTCCGGTGTATCCAGACCCATAAAACGGATTCTTTGCTTTTTAAGAACTACGTCGAAGCCTAGATCGATATCTACGTCCGCGGTGTCCCCATCAACTACCTTAATTACCTTTGCTCTATATTCGTACATTATTCAAAATCCTCTATTTTTACTTTACCACTGTTTAAATCATTAATAAGGTTTTCACAAATACCAGTATAAGTTATCTTCTCGTCTCGAACCCATTGGAGAGTATACTTAACTCCCATTCCCAATCCAAGAGAGAAGGATTTTTGCCTTTCCATACGAGCTATACCAAATACTGATAAAAGCCACCAAATAAATACGCATCCTATTTGCCACCATTCTAAAAACATATGCTATATCTCATATTCAAAATTAACTGATTCCTCATTAACACTTAACTCAATAGCTCCATTAGACAAATGGAATTTTCTTGCCATTTCCGTTTTAGGGCTTAGTGTTAATATTCTTTTTACTTGAGGCCAACGATCCTTTATAGCTTCTATTGTTTGGAGAGCAAGATCTCTTCCAGACCCTTTGCTATAGCTCCATATAGTATAGAGGTGCACAAACGTATTTTCTTTTTCTATTTCAGAATACAAAAAAAGATCTTCTTCAGAAGTAGCATGAACATTATTTCTAGATAAACAAACAATAGCTATTATTTTTTTATCTTCTTCATCTGTAAGAAAATACGTATTTCTATTCTTGGAGTACCTTACAAGCTTAGGTATATGCGGCCTAACTGGATCGTCATCAAGTTTAAGGTATGCTTCATAGTGTAGGGGTATACCATCTGGCCAAGTTATTTCGCGTAGCATATTATCACCTATAAGGGTAGTGGCTTTATTCCAAGTGCCCAGTTCTCTGCTGCATCTTCATGAAATCTAAGATTTTTCCCAGGGAAAGATTCCTTATCTATAAACATTCCAGAAGAATCATAATACTGTATAGTATAACCGTCTTCATCATTACCGTGAACTTGCGCAGTAGAGTTATCCGAGTCTCGCCAGTATGTAGATATTAGTTTCATTATTGATTCACCATTTCAACGATAGAAGGAAATACCTTAGCTATACTTTCTCCGCAAGCTTTAGCTATTTCAATGTGTTCCTTTTGTGTCCCATTTGAAGCACGTAGTTCAATATAATGCAACCAAGATCGTAGGGTTCCGTTCATATAAAGCCGAGACACAGTGTTACCTTCTGGTAGTACTGCTCGAGCTTGTTCTTTAGCAATGCCATTCTCTATTGCCCATCGGTAAGCCATCTTAGCTTCATGGATAACCTGATATTGAATTGCATGCCAATCTTTTTGTAGTTGTTGTCCTTCCGGGCCGGATAGCTCATCTATGTCTATAGAGTTCTGGCGATTTTCTGTATCTTGGAGTCTAGCTTCGCGAATTTCAAATTGTAGATCTTCTGTAGGATCAGCATATCTCTGGCTAAACTCCTGAAATGAAAATGATCGATGGCGAAGGATCTGACGAGCTATATCCCGGGTAGTTTCTATTTCAAGACATACACTAACCATTTCAAATGGAGACCAATGTTTATGTTTAGCAAGATACCTAAGTAATTTTTCATTTGTAGCAGTATTACTTTGTCCGGAAGGATTCGATACTCTAGCGCAATAAGCAATTAGATCCTGCAATTCAGTACCATCATTAAAATTATATTCGCCAGTAGCTTTAGAATAACTAACTAACTTTACGTTCATACTTTGAACCCCTCATATTTTGTAGAACCATAATTGGTATTAGTTGTAGGACCAGCATCTGTCAAACCCATTTGAGCGGATTGCTCAACGTCAAATAACTTCATCTTAGATCTATCTACACCAACTACAAAACGCTTATTGATGCCTGGATCATTATATCTATTCTTCAATTGCTTGACCAGTATTTGACCTAATCCATCCAGTTCTTCGTTAGATATTAAAGCAAACATTAAGTCTGCTGTTGCTGGTAGACCAAATGATTCGGATGTGTCTTCAAGGCCTACATCTGAATTAGCAAAGCCAGAACGAGTAGTTTGTGTAGCTGACATAATAGGTACATTAAACTCTACAGCTAAACCGCGGATTTCTTCTGCAATAGCTTTGATATAGGAGTAAGAGTTAATAGCACCGCCCATACCTTTCATTCGAGAAGATGCGCAGATATTTAGATAGTCAATAAAAATCATATCAGGAATAAAGTTTTTCTTAAGCTTAAGCTCTTTAAGCAAAGCTCTAAAGTGTCCAACGTGCGCATTACCTGTTGGGTATTCTTTGATCAGCAGCTGACCCTGATACCTATCCCCGATATTC